TTGTTTATTCATAAAAATAAATTACCGCTCATCACTGAACGGTAATTTTACATTGTATTGTTCAGCGATTAGCATTGTATTGCTATTATTTAGTTTTTTTACTTGCGCCTCTTTTAATTGCGGCTTCAGAAATCTTCGCAAAATGAGGAGTGGTCGTTCTAGTTAAGTACTCTGGCTCGGTAGGCTTAGCACCTCCGGCGGCTTTGCATTTGTGTGCTAGGTATTCCTCGTTTGTTTTGAATTCTGCTTTGCAAGGTCCACAAATTACTTTACCCATAAAAGTGTTAACCTACGCCGTTTCATCGTACTGATAATGCATTGTACAAGAAGCTCCTACTACATCGCCTGCATCTGTTTGAATCTGATGAACTAAGTAATCGGATGATCCTGCGGCTGTTAGTTCTCCTGCTAATGCTCCACCGATTCCTAGGTTTGCGTCTGTAGGTTCTGTTGTAGGCATTGTTTCTGTTGCAGGAGTTGAGTCAGTTGCTACTGGTGTTGCGAATGATTCTGCTCCTCCATAGGAAGTTTCTCTTGCATTTGTCAAATGGACGGCTGATCCACCTAGTGCAGTCGTTCTCCAAATCTTGAGGTTATCAATTTTACTTGATCCTCCCATTGCTGTGACTTCAACCTTTTGGTATTTCTCGTATGTATTCTCTCCTGGTACAACTGGATAATCCGCAGCTACTAAGTTAACAGCATCAGTTGATCCCATATTGGAATTAGTGATGTTAGCTGTCTTAGTTTCTCCTACGGTATTAAATTCGTTTATTTGTACTGTTGCGGCCATAAGTTTAAGTTTAATTATTTTTTTATTTTATTCCGACCTTTCAGGAGGGAGATCGATCTCCCTCCTATTCTATGCGCCTAGTTTAGGATGCGGCGCCTGTCTTAAGAACTACGATTGCTGTAGGTAGTGCTAACACGTACCCTACACGCTCTTCTAGTCTGAGTGCGATCATATCTTCCTCTGCTAGGTTGATGGTTGTTTCCCCATCTCCATCGGTAATCGTGGCTTGATCTAATAGCTTAGCTCTGATTTGCTGTTTGTCGCCAAATATTGCGGCCAGCTTTAGGTTACCAAAGATAACGAATGGCTTTGAGTTTCCGGCTAATGTCTTGCCTGGTAGAGCGTCAGATAGTTCGATTGGGTAATCTAGTATATCTTCAATGCTCTTTTTGTTAGGAGGTAGTAAAAACATTCCTTTTCCATCGCTTGCTGATACTGCATCAGCTCTTAGTTTTCTTAGGTAACTATAGATGGTTCGATTCATGTAATACTTAGCTCCGGCTAATGCTCCAGAAGCACATCCATCTTGCATGTCAATAAGTTTTTCAAATGAGATGTCTGAAACTCCTTCTCCGGCACCTAGTGCTACTACTTCAACTGAACCGTTGTTTAGAATACCTGTCCATGGCGCTCCTGTTCCATATAAGAACTGGATGTCTTCTTCTTTTGATACGGCTTCTGCGAATAGTGTTGCTACTAACTGAGTTAAGTTAATTACGCTATCTTCCAATATTTCCTCTGTGAATGGAATGATTGCGGCTAACTTCTTAAGTGTTTGTGTAACTAGTCCGAATGTTGGATTGGTGCCAGGCTTTGATCCTGCTTCGTTTACCCAACTGACTGATACGCTCGATGCTAACGTTGGAATCTTTCGTTCGTTTCCAGGTCCACTGAATGGTAGATACGTGAAGTCACGTCTTGCGATACCATATTCAGCTTCAGCAATTCTCAATATTTCTGCTTGCAACTCTTCTGGTACTAAATAACCACCTCTGGCGTCATCGCCTGTGTAGTTATAAGTTGTTGCTTTAGTATTGAAAGCGGCCAATGCTTTTTTATCACGCCCCAATAAAGCTTTCATAAAAGCTCTAGTGTTTTCGTTCCCATCGGTATCTCCCTTTTTGCCAGTATCAATTACTTTCTTGCGTTGATCCTTGGCTCCTGCAAAAAACTTTGTAACTAACTTTTCAGAAATGCTATCAACCTGTTCGCCGATCTCATCTTGAACACTCTTTGAAATCATTGCTTTCAAAGCTTTTTCATCGACTGCTTCTTCTTCCTCTTCCTCTTCTTCCTCAGCTTCTTCTTCTTCTTCCTTTTCTTCTGGATCAACTTCCTTGGTTGCTTCCTCGAACTTCTCGCGTTGAGATGGGGACATTAAGCTGACGTTATCTTTCAATAACTGCTTTTCCTCATCTTTTAGCGCTTCAAATCCATCCTTGATGAATTTGGCTATCAATGTTGCTATATTCATGTGTTTATTTATTGTTAATTAATTTTTTACGCTTCTCTTCTATAAGCTCTCTGATTGCCAAGTTAATTTTCCTATTGGAATATTTATTCTTGACACCGCCCTTGCCGGTAGGGGTTTCGACCTTAGTCTTTTCCTCGACATTATCGGCACTTATTGTTTCCTGTAGTTTTTTGTATAAAGTTTCGCTTATTTTGTCTATAGTCTTGTCTGACAATTCAACCTCGTTCTTTTCTATCTTTTTACCTATTCTCTTATCTCTCGCTTGTTTCATTGATTTCTTGATCGCCTGCTTGATAGGTTTTGTATCTATTCCTTTTGAGTTGGCCAATGCTATTGCATTTGCTCCAACATTCACACAGCTAATTTCGTATAATGTATTTTCTCTTAATATTAAAGTATCGTCTTCCTCATTCACTTCATATTTGTTATTCATAAATCCAACCGAGAATGCTCTCATGAATCCATTTTTATATAAATTGAATATTGTCTTTGCCAATTCAAATTCCTCGGCGGCGAATTGTATTGCTCCTGATAGGTTTCCGTTTCCATCTGTTCCAAGTTCTACTGCTTTTCCAATTGCCGGTGTCCACTGATCATGCGCAAATAAAATCACAGGATTTGTCATGAATTCTTTAGTATCCCATCCTGTTTGATCTATAATTTCTCCATGCCTGTCTTCTCCTCCAGTTGAGAACACTCCTCGAATGATATATTTTTCATCATCAATCTCCTTGATTTTGAAAATCAGGCTTGTTTTCAATATTTTATTTTTGTCTATTTTGTTCATATTTTTAGTATAGCACTTTTTATATGTCAAGTATAGTTTTTTTATTTTTCAAATGCGGGTCCTATAACACACCTGCAGTTTGGTTCTTGCGGAAACATTAGCCCATTTGAGAATGATTTATCAACTGGCACGATCTCTCCATCCAGTTCTTGGTGTGCTGGTCTTGTCCTGTCGTCCATTGTTGCTATCCATTCTTTATGCGTGGCTACTTCGCTTTGCTTATAAGCTTCAATAAATCCCTCGTTGTTGGCGGCCGTTGATTCGGTTCTTGAAATCATATCTGATCTCCATGTTGGAAATTCTTCGTATGCCGAATTGATCCTGTCGCTTATCTTAATCATGCTTTCGCCTTGTAATAATCCATCATTGATTGTTGCGGTTATCTTTTCTCTTGTTGTATGGTTAACTCCTAGCCCGAATTCTTCTGCTCTCTTTTCTAACACCTTACGGATTGCCTCTGTCATTTCAAATCCTTTGTCTGGGTTGACCATGGCCATTGCCTCTATTCCTGCCATCCGAGTAAACTCATCTAAAAATGGCAACACGAACTCTGCAAATATTGGCTCTTGATCTTTATAAAAATTGTTAATTGATTTTTTTGTTTCCTTGCCGACTGCTTTTGTTAAATCAAGTTTACTTAACATCGCAATTAATTCATCGCCTTGTTTTTGTGCTATCCCATTCATTGCTGTCTTTAATATCTCAGCACGATGATCTATTTGTTTGATTGTTAGTTCTGCATACTTCTCTCTGATATCTCCTTTAATCAATGGCGTTACTTCTTTTTTGTCGTCATTGCTATTTTCTTTGATATCTTTTGTTTTCTCGATTGTCGTTCTTTTTTTGAATGTTTTACCGAGCTCTTTTACTAACTCCTCCTTGAGTTTGAATTTCTTTAATAACATATTGCGTCCTTTGAACACTCTAAGCTTATTATCTTTAATCTCCTGTTTTTTCCTTTCAATCCATTCTTCAATAAACTTCGATTGATTTCCTTTGCTTAATCCACCAGACGGCATGTCACTGAATGGTCTATAAATAGTCCATCCTCCCTCGATTGGTTCGAGGTTCTCCTTTGCTCTTATTTCATTAACAAGCAAATACTTGTTTGTAATTCCTGTTTCGTATTCCTTGATTGTTTGCTCTCTGTTCTCTGGTGTTGGATCCTCGTAATCAATAAATAAGTTATCACCGAAGTCCGGTATTATTAACTCTTCATTTATCTTCTCTGTTAGCATTGATATCTCTGGCTTGACTACTTCGCTCAAAAATATATACATCGATGTTTCTGCATTGGCCCGGTTGACGTCGTCTGTAATGGCCACGATTGCTTTTGGTACTCCAAACGCTACTAGTATGTCATCTCTAGTAAATTTCAACGATTCTATATAATCCATTTCTCTCTGGCTTATGCTGACTTGCTGATACTCGATGTCGCCCTCTACTATGGCCAGTTTACTATTCTTGCCTACTCCTTTGTGTTTCTTTTCAAATTCCTCCCTAATTTCATCTTTGGCGTCTTTATCTAAATTCATCCCGGTGTTTGCCTTAATGATTCCATCTGGCCTGGCGTTGTTCAAAAAGAAGTCACGCTGATATTCTCCTGCGTATTTCTCTGTGTCTATTCTGACTGTCGCGCTTTTGACTGGGCTTGTACCGAAGTAATCATTCAATGGTGTTGGGTATTTGAAATGCACCACGTCGTCTGGATCTAATATTTCCTGCGTTCCATCTGTTTTATTAAACTTATATGCTTTTATAAAATCTTCCGGATCCTTTATTATCTCAATAAAATCTGGTCTTAAGTTCCATAGCTCAGCTACCTGTCCTCTTTCGTTCCTAACCTTAAACCAGAAAGCGTCGCCGCATAACTTTTTGTTGATCATTGTTATTTTCAAAAACTCTGATTTGGTTTGAAATGGATTAGGCTTGTGCAATAAATCAAGCGATGGATGATCCTGTATTTCACGCACGTCGCCTTTTGAATTCATTATTTGATAAAGGTCCAGGTCTATCGATGATACCTTTTCTGCTATTTTATACACACATGCAAAAACATAGAGCGATTTCTCGTACTGCTCTAGCATTTTTGTCTTGCTCCAGGCCCCAGATGTTAGCCTATTTAATATTTCAAATCCCCCGTATTGAACTATTGTTTTCTTTTTGAGTGCATTTGTTATTTTTGTGATTATTCCCATGTTTTTATTATAGCATTATTTTATAAACGTGTCACTCTTGGCACAGGCATTTTTCTCATCTGCCATGCAATGGCTCTTGCGAACACTCTATCATCGTGTTTGTTCGATTGATGTTCTGGCCTGTTGCTTTTAGTATATATCATATTACGCGCTTCGTCTTCTGCGTCTTTGTATGTTTCGATCAACTCTTCTTTTCTGTATGCCTCTTCTAATTCAGTGATCATCACTGGTCTAGTCGTTCCTGATGTTACCCATTCCTTATGTCTGATCCTTTGCACCGTTGCCTGTCTGGTATGCGCTACTCCGACGCCATTCTTTTCTATTCCAAGCATAATTCTAAATTGCGGCTTTCCGTCTTTATCCATTATAACATTTTTTATCTTTGTCCAGAAGATATCTATCGGCTCATTGCTTGTATGTTCATAAATCACGTACGCTTTGTTTTCTAATGGCCTGACGTCTATCACACTAAAACAGTGCGCGTCGCCGTCTATGGTTCCCTCTGCTCCATCTACTCCTGCATATAATACTCTCTTCCTTAATGCCTCACGCTCCTCCTGTGTTCCCCATTTTTCAAATGCGTCCATATCATCCAATGGCACTCTCTTGCGTTCATCTCTTACTATTCTTTTGAACACTGATCTTCCACTTTGTAAAAAACAACTAACGTCGTCCTCTGGATATTCTTGCCAGAATAAATCTCCTTTATCCCATATCTTATATCTCCTCCACTTGAATTGTCCTGCCGTCATTAGTATTTTATATTCGTCTGCTACTCTTTCGGCCAGTTTCTTTTCCTCTGTTGTTAATCCTGCTATAAACTCATT